CGAAACAGCGTACAAAAGGAGTGGCTTTTATCCAATGAAAATAATGATGCTTTGGTTAAAAGTGTGTTTGGTGAACGCTCTATAGAGGATAACCACTTTGCCCGGTTCTTTCTCCGCAACATGGAGGCTATGGATGCTTTCTTTGCCCGAAAGACAAAGGACGGCTTAAACCTATCGCAAAAGGTATGGAAGTACACGGGAATGTACAAAGAAGAGCTTGAAAAGACTTTGGATCTTGCCATTGGTGAGGGAATACCAGCCAACAGACTTGCTACCAAAATCAAAGAGTATCTGAACGACCCGGATAGATGGTATAGGCGTTTCCGTGTGAAGATCGGAGAAGATGAGAACGGAAATCCTATCTATGGCAGGAAATGGAAACGCAGGGTGTACGACCAGACAACAGAAACATACAAATGGGTGGATGATGATCCGAAGAAGTATCACCCCGGAAAAGGTGTTTACCGTTCCTCATATCGGAATGCCCAAAGGCTTGCCCGGACTGAAACGAACATAGCCTACAGAACTGCCGACTTTACCCGTTGGGGACAACTGGATTTTGTGGTGGGCATTGAAATCAAGTTGAGCAACAACCACCCCGTACATGATATTTGCGATGATCTGAAAGGCATCTATCCCAAAACTTTCAAATGGACGGGCTGGCATCCTAACTGTAGGTGCTACCAAGTGCCAGTGCTGGCAAAGGATGAGGAAATAGAAAAGATGCTGGATAAACTTCTGGAGGATGAGAACGCCACACTTGAAAACAGCGATAACGAAGTAGAAGATTATCCGGCTCATTTCAAAGGTTGGGTAAAGTCAAATGAGGATCGTATCAATGAAGCGAGCGCAAAGGGAACTTTGCCCTACTTCATAAGGGATAATAAGGGCGGTGTGGATGAGATATTGCACCCTCTGACACCAGAACAGAAGCACCATAAGGAATTAGTAAGCAAGTACGGAGAAAGTGCCGTACAAGCCTTGTATGATGCTTTTGATGCTTTCAAGGCAAAAATATCCGTTGGGGATCTCCAGTACCAGATAAAGAAACTGGAGTTTGAAAAGAAGTGGGTAGCTGACAAAAACAAGTTTCCCACTTCGCCCGAAATGGTGAAGATGCTTGAAAAGGAGTTGGAAGCGGTCAAGGCTCAATATGAAATCCAGTTAGCCGTAGATGCTGCCAAACCTTTGCTGGAGTACAAAAGCAAAAGCAAGCCACTGAAAGCCTTGCAAACGGAACTAAACGAGGCTATCAACGGCGGCAAGACTGCAACGGAGATTAGAACGCTTTCCGAAAAAGTCAAAGCAAAGATCCATGAGATAGAGAAAGCCAGACTTTCCAAGCTGGCAAAGCAAGGTGATGGATCTACCATTGATCTGTACGCTACAACGGAAGAGAAACTGGAGATCGCCCGGCTTCAAGATGCTTATGATAAGGCTTTGGCGCAATATGGTAGCCAGTGGGATAGTAATGTTGGGTATGCCTACAAACGACTTGCCGAATACAAAAAAGAACTTGCTTTGAAGTATGTTGATAAGCAAGGGAAACTGGTTAAACTGAATGGAGAAACGGAAGATCTTGCAAAAAAGGCTCTGGATGAGTATATCAATGCGCCCGTAAACCATTCAGGAAACAATGCTATCGGTGGAAAATGGCAGAACTATAGCAATGAAGCGGATAAGATGAGGGAATACAGCAAGAAAACGGGTATTCCAGTGGATGAGCTTGCATTGATCAACCGATACACATACGGCTCTAAATGGTGCAACAATTACGGCTATGGCATAGTTGATCCATATTTCGGAAGAGTTGAGGATTACGGAGGATTGTGCCAGAAATACTATCCGGCTCATAACGCAGCACTGGAGAAAATGCCACGATATAACGGTACTGTGTTCTCTGGTATCAGCTTTGATTCTATGAAGCTGGATCGGTATATTCAGGAAATGCAGAAATGCCTATCCTCTGGCACTCCCTATATAAACAAGGCTTTTATGTCAAGCACTACCAGCATAGAGAAAACGGCAATCTTTGGCGATAACCTTATGCTGGTTATCAAGAGTAAAAAGGGTGTGGATGTGAAAGCCATATCGCATTACCCCAATGAGGATGAGGTTGTATTTCGTGCCGGATCACGCTTCAAAGTACTAAAGGTGTACCAAGAAACAGAGCGCAAATTTGGCTTTGGCAGAGGGTGGGTAGTTGAGTTGGAAGAGATATAAAAAAAGAGGGGCTTTAAGCCTCTCTTTTGCCAGTTTCAAAGGACTTTTCCCAATTCGTAGTATCTCCGTATGGATTTGGGGATTTACCGGGTAAATAGTCATTGATAAGTTCCTTTTTCCACTCATTGTAGGCTTCTGTGAGGCTTTTTTGTGTGTCAGCCTTATCAAGATACCCGAAGTGGAAATTACGCTCATATTCCCAAAAAGAAGCGGCTAAGGGATGGAATGTGTCTTTGGTGTACGGATTCTCCTTTTCGCCCTTATACCAATGGTAATTTGAGTAATCTTCTGTTATGCCGGAAAAGAATCCGGCTTTGTTCCAATCTTCATTTGCCATATTGAGATCTGTTGTTTAGTTTCTGAAAGAAATCCCCAAACGCATTGAGCATATCAACGGGCAACCTGTTGAAAGCCTCTTTGCGCATATCCTCTGGTATATCCCATTGCGCTTCTGCCATAGATCCTACTATTGCGCCTATGGTGTCACTATCCCCACCCCAAGAGATCGCCCGTCTTATGGCATCTTCAAAGGATTTGCTTACACGGACTATTTTCAGACAAACGGGAACTGTACCCGGACACGTTTCATCAAACACGCCAGAGAAGTAATTGCCAAGCATAAAGCATGGGTAGTACCGATTCATTTCCCTTTCAAGTCCGGGCAGATTATGTGTTGTGCGCAGGTGAAAAATAGCGTGTGCAACGGCTACAGCACCTTTTATTCCCTCTGGATGGTTGTGTGTCACACTTGCAGTCTTTTCCGCTTCTGTCAGCACATCTTCCAGCCTATCAAATGCCCATGCTACCGGGCTAACTCGCATTGCCGATCCATTACCGAAACTGTTGTACGGTTGCGGATCGCTTGAAGCTATCCAACGGGCAAAGCTACCACCGTATGCTCCTTTGGGATTAGGGTATTTTCTGCACCAGTCAAGCAAGCTGCTTTTGTAGTCAGTGCCTTTTGTTATGGCATCCGCTATCGCAATGGTGCAAATGGTGTCATCCGTGAAAGTGCTTTCCTCTGTGAACATTTCAAAATCGTATTTGTCTGTATTGCGGAACTCAAACCGTGATCCTACAATATCTCCAATAATCGCTCCTAACATATCACTTGAAATTTTGATTATAATACCTTTCCGCCTGTATTCTGGCGTACTTCGCTTTCCTGTATTTCATTCGGTAATACCATCTTGTGAGCCAGTACGAACAAACCAGCTTATCCATCCACTTCATTTCTTCAATATATGCTTCCGCAACGGATTGTTTCATAATAGAATCCATGAGTGAATTAAACTCCTTTCCAGTTTCAGCAATGCTTTTCGCAACCTCTTCAAATGCTCTGGATAACTCATTTGCGTAATCCTCGCATATCTTTCTGATTGATTTCTCATCTTCCATGTCACGCTCCTTTCCTTGATTGTTGTTTACGTTTGAGCTTCCCCATCCGAATAATACAATACTTGTTTGAGTATTCCCCATCGGAAAGATCCACATTCCAAAGGCTTTCTTTGGCTATTCCTACCAGCTTTTCCGGCAGTGTGTCGTAGATTGCTGCCTTTGAGCCAAAGTAGTAGTGTTTCTTTCCGTTGTATGGCTCTCTTAGTTCTACATGGATAACCTTAAATTCCTGCTTCATACTACTGTGTTTATTGAACGCAAATATACTAATTATATTACATATAACAAATTATTAACTATCATTTCGTACTATAACAAGATTGCTTCCGTCTGGCATACGGAAAGCCTTGTTAAATAACTTCTGGCATCTTTTGGGTGGATTTATATATGAATTATGAAACTCTCCGAACATAGTACAATGCCCTTTCCCCAAATTGGGTTGATAATGTGTTGATCCGCTAAAGAAGAACGGGCAAGTACCACAACTTCCCGGCTTATCGTAGAATATTTCCCTGTTTATTGTTACCATTTCTCGGAATCTAAGATTAAACCTCCGTTAAGTATATGATCAATCATTCCATCTGACATTTTTAGTGTCTGTTCCAAAGTTGGGCGATACCAATCAAACACCATAACATAAGGGGGCACAGTTTTTTTGTCGAAAGTCTTAGTATGATACATTGTGCCACCACATCTTGTACAGCGCATAGTAAAAGGGGTTACGCCCTTATCTTTGTATGTGGTGTGTATCATATATTCGCACGTATCGCATACATATCTATCAACGGTATTACGACCGTCATACATTCTCTTTTTCTCAATACCATTTACAAGTTCGTTGTATCTTTTCTCAATCTGTTCTTTTGTCATTTTGTTTCCTCCTGTATTTGTTTGATTTTTAACTTCATTCTTTCTTCTGCTACCCGTACATTAGCAATCTTTATGGCAAGTTTTTCACGAGCTTGCAGTAAATCCGCATCGGTGCTCTCATCGAAAAACATATTGTGTACTTTGTTATAAGACACATATTCCTCAATCTTTCGCCTTACCCTTGTTACTTGTGCCTTTGCCGCCAGAAGTCTTTTAAGATCCTCATTAATGCGTGTGTCAAGTCCCAAACGCTTATCGTAGAAACTCAATGTGTATCTAACATTTCCTTTTGGGTATTTGCACACAAGTTTTGCCTTTCTCCACTCCATTACCCACCGCTTGCGATCGTAAATCTCACGGGGTAAATCGTAGCTGAATAATCGTACATAGTTTCCCTGTTCGTCTATTCGCTCAAAGCTAACAAACACCCAACGCTGAACCTCCAGATCTTTTTCTGCTTTGGCGTAATCCTTTGCCATCTGGATAAAATCATCTATGCTTTCTTGTGCCATATCAAAATACTATGTTGAATGGTTTGTTTCTCAAAGTAGGCAGCTTGCTAACCACAAATTCGGAAAGCTCTTCTATATCCAGAGGAAAAGCCGGGCAATACCTGTATCGCAATGTGGCAACAAATCTGCCTTTGAGCATCACATCAATAAACAGTGTTT